CTTGAGAATGTACCAGCTGGGCCGTTCTTAAATAGGGTAGCAGGCTCCTTGCTCCCCCGCGTCACCATAAGCGTCCGGCGCGTCGTCGACTCACTCCGAGAGTTGAAACTCACTCAGTTTAGAGAAGAGACCATCGACCGCACCATGGTTGACTACATACGCCGCCATCAAGCCTTCGCCTCACCCATAGTCATCGGCCCCACCGCATCGCCCGTCAATTCCTTGGTGGGCCGCATTGCCGAGCGACTTAACACTGATGAAGACCTGAAAACAGTCATGATAGCGGCGTATGCAGACAACTACAGCACAGTCATGAATTCCACGGTGCGATATCTGTGCAATTATTATGCGGTCAAACAGCATTGCGACATGTTGTCTCTTCCTAGTGGTGCCTATCTATTCGACTCAAATTTTCGCAACGGGTACATCCGCGTGGCACCCATCTCATGTACCCTTACCGCCTCATCACCTCTCGCTGTTCGCCTATTAAGGGCTTTGTCTTTAACGAGAAGTATCGAGCTGTCGTGGGTGCCAAGTACTTTGTTGACGGGCAGCTCAGGTTTACTTCTGAGTCTCCCCCTGATCTACATTATAGGTCGGTATTTGGTCCCGTCATTTCCAATACAGGTGTCATTTATGCTCGTTCGAATCATAATCTCGCTTGTGCTCTCCGCCGCATCACTTCCGCTCGCATTCCTGCGGATCTTGAGCAAGCTGTCTTATCTGGCGATATTCCCGCTTCACAGATGGCACTTGCGTATCATCGAGGTCTTGAATCAAATCAGCGAGCGTTTGTACGTGACCATGTCACTTTATTTTTAAAGATGCGGCATATTTACAATGACCTCCCCATCGACTACTCGCAAACTGACTTCGACTCATTAGTCGAATTTTGCCAGCTTCCCCACCCCAAAAAACAGCTTCGACTCCAGTGCCTTCAAGATGATTACATCACGTCTTTCCGCAACGGTGACTTAGGTGCTCGCAGTGTTCGTGGCTTTCAAAAGCCCGTAGAAATAGCCAAGAAAGGAAAGAATCCGCGC